AGTATCTTGATGGTCGGGGCTTTGTGTAATTTGGTTTTACGGGTTGTTACAACACAGGCACTATCGGAGAAGAAATAATGGATATCACTGTGAACATCAGCCAGCTGGATTGCGTCCCTGACGCAGACGGCAAACAGGATTATGTCGTTACCGCACACTGGCAGTGCAACGGTGTAGATGGCGAATACTCAGGCAGCGTCTACAGCACCACCGGCTTTGCGGTGGAAGAAGGCGAATCCTTCACGCCCTACGCTGACTTAACTCAAGCGCAAGTACTGGGCTGGGTCTGGGCAAACGGCGTGGACAAAGATGCGACCGAAGCGGCAGTGGCCCAGCAGATTGAGAATCAAAAGAACCCGCCGATTGTTTCCCCTGCACTACCTTGGAGTGTTTGATGATTAAGCTAGAGCTATCTATTGAAGAAGTAAACGCCATCCTGCAAGTTCTGGGCGACCTGCCCACAAAATCAGGTGCGTGGCCTTTGGTGATGAAGATTAAAGAGCAGGCAGAGGCGCAGGTGCCGAAGCCGGAACCTACTGAGGAATAAGAAGATGGAAGATGTGCAGGTCTTGTTCAACATCATTGTTGGCGTGGCGGGCATGTTTGGCGGCTGGATTCTAAACAATATCAGCCGCTCCATTGAACGGCTCGACAAAGACGTGCGCAGTCTGCCGTTGACCTATGTGACTCGTGTGGACTATCGCGCTGACATTGACGAGATTAAGGCCATCCTCGGACGTATCTGGGACAAGCTGGACGACAAAGCAGACAAGCCGTGAGTACCGCAGAGCTAATCATCAAGGCGTGGCCGATATTCTTAGGCATCATCACGTTGATTATCATACTTGCGAAAATGGACGTAAGACTGGCCGTGCTTGAAGAAAAGGTAAAAGCCCTATTTCAGCTCTGGAATAAAAAGGACGGCGAAAAATAATGTGGCAGCAGCTCCTACCGTTTGCGGCAAAGATTGTTGACAAGCTCATCCCTGACCCGGAGGCCAAGGCCAAGGCGCAGATGGACTTGGCAAAGATGGCGCAAGATGGCGAACTGGCGCGCATGGCAAATGAGACGGAGCTATACAAGACAGAGCAAGATAACGTATCCGACCGCTGGAAAGCCGATGCGGCCACCGGCTCATGGTTGGCACAGAACATACGACCGCTAACTCTTGCGTATATCCTGTCAGCATATTTAGGGCTTGCATTGCTAGATGGGTACGGGGTTAAGGTTGCTGAAGCCTATGTTACGTTGTTAGGCCAATGGGGTATGTTGGTCATGTCGGCATATTTTGGCGGCAGGACCTTAGAAAAAATCATGGGCATGAAGAAATGACCGATTTTTCGCTGTACGCTAACTTTTCCAAAAAGGAATTTGATTGTACGCACTGCGGCGAAAATCAAATGACGCCGGAGTTTATGTCAAAGCTCCAAGCGCTTCGCATGAAATATGGCAAACCCATGCGTATTACGAGCGGTTATCGCTGCCCAGAACATCCAATTGAAGCGAAAAAAGCTAAACCCGGCGCACATTCGTCAGGCTGTGCGTGCGACGTAGGCGTAGAAGGGCAAGACGCATATCAGCTTTTGAAGTTAGCATTTGAGCTTGGATTTACTGGCATTGGAGTGCAACAAAAAGGCAATGGCCGTTTCATACACTTAGATACACTGGAGCAACCGCCTCGCCCGAATGTTTGGTCATATTAGGGGGTGTCATGCGAGACGATGGGATACCGCGATCGTTTTCATTAGGTCCGCATAAAATCAAAGTCGTTAACGTCCCCGCTAAAAAGTGGCAATGGGGCGAAAGCGTAGTGGCAATGTGGATGCCGTCTGATTGCCGCATTGAAATTATTTCGACGTTAAAAGGCACATACCGCCAAACCGTGTTTTTACATGAAGTAGTCCATGCGATCTGCGACACGGCGGGCTACTACGAAATCAGCAAAGATGAAGAATTTGCTGACAGGTTTGCGGTGTTGCTCCAGCAAATGCTGACCACGATGAAATGATATGCCTAGATATAGCACTGACGAAGAATTTATTTCGGCTTGGCAGCGATTAGGTTCGGCCAAAAAGGTAGCCACCGCGTTAAAAATTGCCCACAGATCCGTTTTTATGCGACGGCGCGACATTGAAGCGCGTTACGGAATTGTGCTGAAATACACAGGCACGAACGGCATCAGCAAAAATAAATTATCGAAACAGTCTCAGGCAGGACGAAAAGCAGATCAGTTAGCCGAAACCCGTGCGCGTGTATACAAGCGGGATATACCGATTAAAGTTACGGATGGCGTGGTGATGATTGCCTCCGATTGTCACTACTGGCCCGGTGTTGTGACCGAAGCGCATCAAGCGTTTTGCCGGCTGGCAAAGAAACTCAAACCGCAAACCGTCATTCTGAACGGTGACATCCTTGACGGCGCACGCATATCGCGACACAGCCGCATCATGTGGGAAAAGCAGCCCGAACTAAAAGACGAAATTCACGCAGTTCAGGACCGTTGCGCTGAGATTGAGCGAGCGGCACAAGGCGCAAAGCTACTCCGCACGATTGGCAACCACGACTCACGCTTTGAGAATTACTTGTCTGGCCGCGTTTCTGAGTTTGAAGAAATGACCGGCATGACGCTGTTAGATTACCTTCCCCGCTGGGAAGCCTCATGGCTGGTCAACATTAATCCCGACACCGACAGCTGGACCGCTGTGCGTCACAGGCCCGTCTCAGGCGGCGTTCATAGCGCCTATAACAGCACGCTGAAAGCAGGTATTCATTACGTACACGGCCATCTTCACAAGCTCCAAGTGACTCCGTGGGGCGACTACAGAGGCCGTCGATATGGGGTTGATGCTGGAACGATGTCAGAGCCGTATGGCCCGCAGTTTAATTACACAGAAGCAGGGCCGGTAAATTGGGCCTCTGGGTTTGTCGTATTGACTTACAATGAGGGTCGTTTATTGCAACCCGAGTTATGCGTCGTTGAACATGGAAAAGCCTACTTCCGAGGACAAGTGGTATAGCCCCGACTTGTGTACGCATTGCGTATGGCTATGTCCGTGGAACGGCGAAGGGTACGGTTGCTCGCACCCTGAAATATGTGGATTGCTCAACGGCGTTATTCGCTGTCAATCAAAGTTTTTCCTTGAGAAGAAAGCGCTAATTCGCGAGCGATAATATCGGCCTCCACGTCTAGCCCATGTGCGCGCATTCGCGTCAGAATCTCAAGTACGTCCGGTTCGCGCTTTTGACCATACGCCCACGGGGCTTTTTCCATTTCTCGCTTCCACGCCCCCGGTTCGCTTTCGTTGTCGATAATCATGCGTACCACCCTATTGTTACGCCAATCATTAACCCAACCACAAAAATAGCGGCTTCCGTTGCAGCCCTATCTTTGTCCGCTTCGCGATAGCTACGCAAAACACGCTTCACGCGATCAAGTTCAGCCTGTAGCTGTCTTATTTCGTCATTCAGCCGATCAATTTTGTATTCACTCACCAAAAATCCCTCCCTCCTCGGCTGCATCGCACGTTAGGGTTTGGAACCCAGCGCCATTCGTATTCTTTAAAACCAAGCCACCGTTTTAACCATCGTTTAAACATGATGCCTCCACGCTGTAGTTATGGCTGGGAGATTGCCAGCCTCGGTCCACATTCGGTTCAATCCAACTCGGATCTGTCCAAATTAGTCGGTTATTCGGGTAAGCAATCCACGGGCCGTCATCAAGCGCGATGACATGGTGATTCTTGTGCTGGTCAGGCGTTTCGCTCCAGTTGTCCTTCGCCCAATCAATCGTGAATAAGTAGCGACCGTGCCGGATGGCTTTGTCTCGGCCTAGTGCCTGTACGCGGTGGTTCTTTAAGAACTCAAACGCATGGACGTTGGCGGTGTAACCGAAGCTGTCCCACCACGCGCACAGAGACAGCCCTAGAGCCTCGCAGGGCTTATCGCACAGGGCGTGGATAGGAACCCTAGCCCACTGCGCGCCATTGGCTAACATGACCTGAAACATCGGCGCACGCGCAGATTCAGCACGGAACCCAAACACGGTGCATTCGGTAAACTCGCCAAACCCTGACTGTTGGTTGTACAGGAACTCATTGCGGACGTAGGCAGGCGTAAACGGCGTATCGTGAATAAATTTCATGCTAACCCCTCTTTGCGTAACTGCGCGATCGTGCGAACCATGCCTTCTAGATGAGCAAGGCGCACGTAGTCGCGGTCTAAGTCTGTATGGCTACGGCGATCGATGGCGTCATGACAGCTAGAGCAGGCCCATGCGCCGAGCAAGTCATCAGCCTTGAGTCCCATGCCGCTAACCCCCGCAAGCCGCACATGAGCCAGCACCGTCGTTTCTGAGTTGTGGTTACAGATACCCGGTAGTCTCACCATACAGCCCCGACCTTGGGCGGCTTTGCGAAGATTCATCGCAACTCCTCAATGTCACGCAAGTCAGCCTGCATCATCGCGTAAGTTGGGCCATACCCTAAATCAGTTATCCGTTCGTCTCGGATCAAGTCAGCGGTTAGCGCGTAACCCGCAAAACGGTACGTTGGAAACTTGCCCAGCGCCAACACAAAAACATCAATCTTTTTGCCTTTCTTGTTTAGATGCGCGAGTAGCTTACCCGTGGAGTACATAGTCGTTTTGATGTCTACTTTTGCGCCATTAGGCAACACACAATCCCAATCCGAAACCTTAATTTCTAAATCAGGGTATACGTTCATGTACTTACAAAACGCAAGCTCTGACGCAATGCCTTCTAGCTCGGTAATTTCAACTTTTTCGTTGCTAACTTTTAAGTTTTTAATGCCTTTCTTGCGCGACGTTTCATAGCGGCACTTGGCAATAAACTCGGCCAGCCTTCGCTCGGTTAGGTTCAACGTGATGTAAGGGGTCATGTGTACACTGGCTCCGGTATGTAAATGCCTAGCTCCGCGCACTTTGTTTCAATAAACAACAAGAAATCACTGAATTCTTGTTTGTTTAGTGCGGAGGAACGTTTGAGCGGTCGCAATCGCTTACGCCCAAACCCCTCAAGCACTTCAAAGCCGAAACATTCGCCTAAAAAGTATTCGTGCAGGTCGTCTTTTTGCCAGCCCTCCAATGCCTCACCGCCGCCCTCTAACACAGACGGATACACCACGCCCCAAAGAAAAGCGTTTTGCTGATGGGTGCGAGGCTTGCGCCATTCCTCCACAGTTATTGCCCATGATTTATCCATAGGCAGTCGCGATACCATCAGCTGAATTGCAACGGCAAGCTGATCGGGGGTCGTGCCTTTGGGGAAAATTCGTTTCACAGTGAAGCCGCTATCTTGTTCCACTCGGCGGCATATTCGACGTT